GATTTAGAAGTCACTAATTCCGATGGTACAGATTTTGATCTTACTGGATTTACGATGGTTGCTAAAATGTCTAAAGGTTATTCCTCTACATATCCTAGAACAGTTTTTACATGTACAGTATCACAACCAACCGAGGGTGTCGTTACTATAAGTTTAACTGCTGATCAAACGAAATCTTTAAAGGCAGGTCGTCACGTATTTGACGTAGTTGCTACTCATTCCGATAGTACTGTAACTCGTTTACTAGAGGGAATTGTTATCGTAACTCCCTCTGTAGTTGTTTCTTTTTAAGATTTATTATATTCAAACGTTGCTTTGTTATCACCTTTTTGTGCTAGGCCAAAACCAGCTTTAGTCATAAATTGCATTAACGCATCCCAATTTAAACCAGATATATCGTCAAAAACCCAAATTGTTTGATCGGCTTTTCTTTCATTGAAGAAAGCAGCTTCTTTTATTACACTAGCAGTATCGTGAGGACCATCAAAGTGTATCATTTCATATTTTTCTAACATGATTTTGTTTTCTTCGTAGATAGGAAAACCATCTTTAAATCTATTCATAAACTCTGTATCTTCTAAATTAACTAAATGAAACTCTGGATAATATTGAGCAAAGTTACCTAGTGTTCTTTGTCTCATTTTATTATCATAGTTGAATTTTCTGGCTAACACACTATCAGAAGCTGCATAGTCAATATTACCATATGGATCTACACCTAAATGATTAGCTCTAACAGTTGGGTGATAATGTCTGTATGCGTCCATAATAGTTTTACTTCCTAAACCTAATCTAACACCAATCTCCATACTTACACCTATAGGATTTCTTAACATTTTTACAGCTGTAGCTAAACTTCCATATTCTATACTATCGCCAGTGAAAATATCTCCTTCATTTACTTCTAATGAATACTTTCCAGTTACAGGATCAATACCTGGTGATGTTCTAACAACATCTTTAGCAGTTTTATCAAAAGGTTCTTCAGCTGTCATAGTAGCGCTTGTTGTTGGTGCCTGATCTATAGCAAACATATCAACAGCTTTATTAATTTGACCTACCTTGAAAGTACTATCACCTGTATGATCACAACGTATTGTTGTATCTGCCCATAATTCAAAACCTAGATTGCCTGCTTTTCTACAGAAATCAACATCTTCGGATATTGTATTAGCATGATTAAGTGCTGAGTGATAAGTGAATTGAGGATAACCTACATCTTTTAAAACTTTTCCTTTTATAAGAACACAACCTAAACCACAAGCTGCAATTTGCATAAGCGGAGTATCTTTACATTCTTCAAATTTTATACGTTCATTTCCACCACCCTCTGGTCTTTTTTTATAAATTTCTAAATGATGAGTGCCTTGTATTCTTTGAATATAAAGACCTGATACCATATCTTTGTCATGTTTGATCATTTTCTCTAACGTATCTGAAGCAAAAGATATATCACTATCTACAGAAAACAAATAATCATAATGTTGACCCCATTCAGCAATTAAATTTCTTATTTGATCTACTTGATAACCAAAAAAGAATTGAAATTCAGTTTTATATCCTTCTGGTACTTTTAAATCATAAATTGCTTTGAACGTTGATGGTTCAATAAACTTGTTTGTTGGTATTGCTATCAGTATTTTTTTCATTGTGTTATTATCCTAGTTGCGTTTTTTGTTTGTTCGTTAGAGTTAATTTTATAGTCGTTTAGTGGATTTATATCGTTATAGTTATACACTACATCTGATACTACTTTTACCTTGTCGGGATCACACTGCTCAATGAGTGTATAAAATATAGAACCATCGCCACCAGCTTTGTACCACTTTTTGTTTTCGTCTTGGAAGTTACTATCATCTACGCCATCTAAAAGATTTGCTTTGAAAGTTCTTAAATGTGTGTATGGCATATTCCAATTAAATTTGTATTCTCTGTATTTCTTTTGTTTTTTTATTTCATCTGGATAAGGTTGTGCTACTAAAGGTATTTTATCTACCATAGACCAACATGACCCATAAGAAAATTCTGTAGTGCCGTCATAAAGATTATTATAAAAATGAAGTATCTGATTGTTATTAACTAGAGAGTCATCGCCATCTAGGAACATTACTATATCATCTTTATCACAATATTTCTTTATAGATTCTATTTGATTACAAACAGCACCTTTGTTTACTTCATTTCTAATTACTTTAATATTTTCACTTTCATATTGTTTTGCAATTGAATATGTATTATCAGTGGAACAATCATCAATTACTATCATTAAGTAGTTATCATAATCTTGTGTTACAACTGATTTAATACAGTTCTCTATATAGTTAGCCGAATTATAAGTCGGTGAGATTATAACTATTCTTTGTTCTTTTTTTCTAGGTAAATAATTTTCTTCTTCATTTGTAAATCTTCTACCAAATACCGTTCTATGTCTGGAGTTTATATAACTTACCTTTCTATATTCTTCTTTAGATAAGTAATCTCCTAATTTATAAAGTATATGTTGTTTCCATTGTAAAGCTACTGAATCCCAACCAACAATACCTTTTATAAGATTACAAGCATATTGTTTTTGTTGATGTAAATATCTATTATGATGAGACATCAAAACTGCATTGACAAATTTTTCTACTTGATGTGGTTGATTAATAAATTGAAATAAATTGTTTGGTTCAATTGCATAATCTATAAGATAACAAGCTTCTTGTACTGCTGTTTCTTCTAAAGCACCAAAACGTGTGGCGATTACAGGAGTATTATATGCTAATGCTTCTAAAGTTGATATGCCAAATGTTTCAGGAAAGGCACCTGGAAATAATTTAAAACTTGCTCTTTCTAGTATATCTGCTATTTCAGATTGTTTTATAACACCTGTAAATTCTATACCTAAATTTTTATTTTTAGGATCATTGGACATTTTAGTCCATTCTTGTCCTTGAGCGTCTAACTCTTGTCCTGGAAAAACATAAAATCCACCAATACATATTAATTTCGCCTCTGGTATCTTTGCCTTAATTTTTGGCCATATATGTTCTACTAAAGGTTTCATACCTTTTGTAAAAGCTGCATTAAAAACGTATAGATGAGGATCTTTTTTTCTTATATCAATATCTTCTTTATATGTTACTATACCATTTCTAGTTTGAAAGAATTTCTTTTTTAAAACTTCAAAGTTTCTTCTTCTACCATGATCACAGTTAGTTACATAAGTTGAGTGAAAATCAGATAGAGTAAATACTTCATCTATATGTCCACCTACAAGCAAGTCTTCTAAATAAATATCTCCGTTTGCAAACGTATCGTGCATCCATACTATTTTATGTTTTGCATAATTTTTTATTGCAGAATATCTTTGAGGATTGTATTGAGCAAACTGACTATACATGTTAGGTGTTAAGAAAGGAATTATGGTTCTTAATGATATCACAACATCAAATCTAAAATCACTCTTATAATCAAGTATAGAGTTGTCTAGATATTGAACACCATCATAGTTCCCTTCTTTTGCAAGATTAGGATCTTTTGAACAGTTATTGAAGATTGTTACCTCAAATCCTAGTTTGGCAAGGTTTTTAGCCATTAGTATTGTCGCTGATTCTGATCCACCGAGACCTCTTTTCTTTAAAGTATCTCCATCGTATGGTAACCCTATTATATCTAAAAACGCTATGGTTGTCATATTATTAGTATCAATTTAATTTTTAATTCACTACAGTTTATTTATAAATATACAGTAACACAAAAACAAATAAATGTCAATGCTTGGACATATATGAGGGGAAATAGTATCGCACAATGCCAGTAATTAAGAGTCCATCGGTCCGAGTAGGTCTAGGACGTATAGGTTATTCAGGTTCCTCTGGAGCCGCAGGTTTCACTGGTTCTGCCGGTGCTACAGGCGCTGCCGGTCCTGGTGGAGGTTATGCAGGTTCTCAAGGTTATACAGGTTCAGGTGGTTTAGGTTACACAGGTTCACAAGGTGCAGGTTTCACAGGTAGTCAAGGTACAGCAGGTACTTTAGGTTATACAGGTTCACAAGGAACAGGTTTCACAGGTTCAGCTGGTACAGTAGGATTTTCAGGTTCAGCAGGCTCTGTAGGTTATTCAGGATCAGCAGGTTCAACCGGTGGTTTAGGATATTCAGGATCAAAAGGAGATACAGGCACAGCAGGTGCATTAGGTTATTCAGGTTCACAAGGCTCATTAGGATATTCAGGATCAAAAGGAGATACAGGTACATCGGGTACAGTAGGATTTTCAGGTTCACGAGGTACAGCAGGTGTATTAGGTTATTCAGGATCAGCAGGTAGTCAAGGTGTTATTGGTTATTCAGGATCAGCAGGTGCTGATGGTAACGATGGTTCAGACGGCTCTGTAGGTTTCACAGGTTCAACAGGTGCAGGTTATTCAGGATCAAAAGGAGATACAGGTGCTCAAGGGCCAGGTGGTGGTTATGCTGGTTCAGTAGGTGCTTTAGGATATTCAGGATCAAAAGGTGATACAGGTACAGCAGGTGCATTAGGTTATTCAGGATCAAAAGGTACAGCAGGATTTTCAGGTTCACAAGGCTCATTAGGATATTCAGGATCAAAAGGTGATCAAGGTACAGTAGGATTTTCAGGTTCAGCAGGTGCTGATGGATCAGACGGTTCAGATGGTTCAATAGGTTACACAGGTTCGGTAGGAACAGGTTTCGCTGGTTCAGTTGGTACTGTTGGTTTCACTGGTTCGGCAGGATCAGGTTCAGATTCTCCATTTGTATTTACAACTTCAGGAGATTATAGAACACTTACAGGATATTTGGAAAGTGGTCAAACAAAAACAGTTAGAACGGCAGAGTTTTCATCTGACTTATTAAGATTAACTTTAGCAACATTTACTCCTACTTTTTCTTCATCACCTAGTCCATCAAGTTATCTAGATTGGGATAGAGCAGCAACAGGATTTTCTGTATCAATAAATAACCCTAGCGATATTACAAATGATTATATAAGTTCAGTTTACTCTATCACTCAATCAAGTGGAAGTGTTAACGGTACTTTAAGTAATTATTCAGCAGGTAGTTATTCACAAACACCAGCAGGAGGTGTAGATTGGTCACAAAGTTTTACAACAAACAATTCTACTTCATATATCAGATCAACATCTACTAGTCGTAGTGGTGGCTCAGCAAGTGCTGTAGTTAGATTCAATCGTAACAATGGTACAGAATCAGAATATACAGATTCAACTACAAACATGTCTTTGAGTTGGGCAACTGCCTCTCATAGTTTATCTAAATCAAATGTTAGTGGTAAAACTTTTTTAAAAACTTACACTAGTACATCGTACAACACAAGTGTAAATAATATTAATTCTTCAAGTAACACTTCACATGCTCTTACAGCAAGTGGTGGTTCTTTAAGTACGACTTCAGGAAGCGGGTCTGTAAGTGGAACATTTACCTTTACATCACCTATACACAAAGATAATACAAGCGATACAAGAACGGTCAGTAACACTACAACGTTTACTAGACCAGTCAATGTAACAGGTACCTCATATACGGTAGATCAGTCTACAACAACAAGCAACGTATCTGCTTCATTTTCATATCCGTCTTTCTGGACTTGGACAACAGCTGTAGGTTCTCCTCCAACTATTGCCGATATAATAAATGATTCTCAATCTACAGGTTTTGAATCAGCAGTGAATCAATTAGGTGATCAAACTAAAAACTTTAGTGTTCAATCAGTTAATAATTCAGATTCTAATCCTAGAGCATTTTGGTTTGCTGTTAGGAATTCTGCAAGTCAACCAACAACATTTAAAACAGGTGCTAGTGCAGGTTTATTAAGTGATGTTTCTACTACAGATGGTGGAACAATTTCTTTAATTCCTGATTCACCACCTTCTGGTTTAACTTCCGAAAGTTATCATATTTACGGATTTACTTTACAACCAGGAACAACATATGTGGAGATAAGTTAATAGATGGCTACTAACTACGATGGATTAACCCGAAACGTCTGGCCAGGTACTTGGAGTACCGGCACTAATGCGCCTATCGTATTAGACACAGAGGTAAGAGGAACACTTCAAAGTATATCTGGTGCTTCTGGCGATCAGTTACATGATATTCCAGGTGCTAGAATCCAGGAGGGTATGTTAGTATATGTTAAAAACGGATATACTAATGGCTCTACAACATATACAGCTGACAAATATTATACTTACAAACTTCAAGGTTCAGAGACTCGTAGTAGTATTACAGGTGCTGTACCAAACGCCGATGCCAACTGGACTTTATTCAGTGTTGGTGGTGGAATAGGTTACACTGGTTCTGCCGGTGCAATTGGTTTTACAGGTTCAGCAGGTGCATTAGGTTATTCAGGTTCAAAAGGAGATTTAGGATATTCAGGTTCAGCAGGTGCAGGTTATTCAGGTTCAAAAGGAGATACAGGAACAGCAGGCGCTTTAGGATATTCAGGATCAAAAGGTGATACAGGTACAGCAGGCGCTTTAGGTTATTCAGGTTCAAAAGGAGATTTAGGATATTCAGGTTCAGTAGGTGCTGACGGTTCAGATGGATCAGACGGCGCTATAGGTTATTCAGGTTCAAAAGGAGATTTAGGATATTCAGGTTCAAAAGGTGATCAAGGTGTAATAGGATATTCAGGTTCAAAAGGCGATCAAGGCGTAATAGGTTATTCAGGTTCAAAAGGTGATCAAGGTGTAATAGGTTATGCAGGATCAGAAGGAGTTGGATATACAGGTTCACAAGGTACACAAGGTACTGTAGGTTACGTAGGATCAGAAGGAAATTTAGATGTAACAGTAAACTCAACACCACCGGTTGGTGCTGGTATTGGTGACGTTTGGATTGATGACGCAACAGGAATTCAATATTTCTGGATGTATGATGGTAACAGTAATCAATGGGTAGAATTAAGTAACCAAGGTGTAGTAGGATTTACAGGTTCACAAGGAACAGTAGGAGCTATTAATGATTTATCAGACGTAACAGTTACATCTCCAAGTAGAGGTCAAACTTTAGTTTATGAAACTGCCGGTTGGATACAAAGTGTGACGCCTATATCGCAATTTGTAGTAACTGCTAACGGTTCTAGTGCATATAGATTTAATGGTGCAGGTTTTCCAGCAGGTACTAGTGGTGACAACCCTACAATATTTTTAAAAAAAGGACAGACATATTACTTTAGAAATACAAGTAGTGGTCACCCTTTTGAAATACGATCAAGTGCTGGTGGTAGTGCGTATACAACAGGTGTTACAGATAATAACGCTTCAGGTCCTTCAGGAATAATTGTTTTTCATGTTCCTATGAACTCACCTGCGACACTATACTATCAATGTTCATCGCATAGTTCAATGTTAGGAACAATTACGATTGTATAAAAAAAAAGTTTTGAAACACTTGATTTAATGTGATTAATGAGAGTGTATATATTATAAATAGATACAGAAAAGATAGTTTCTTTTCTTGCAAGAGAAAAACATGATATAAAGTGATAAGTTAAATTTAACAATAATTAGGAGACAAACAAAATGGCAATAAACTTTCCATCGTCCCCCTCATTAAACGATCTATACACACTTGGCACACGTCAGTGGAAATGGAACGGAAATGGTTGGGCACTACAGCCTCTAACAGCAGGTTTCACTGGATCAATCGGTTATACCGGTTCTAAAGGTGATATTGGTTATACAGGTTCAAAAGGAAATACAGGTTTAGGTTTTAACATAGCTAAAACTTACTCAAGCGTTTCAGCATTAACAGCAGATTCAAGTCCATCAGGTATTACAACTGGTGAATTTGCAATCATTGAAAACGGCTCATTAACAGACGCCGAAAATTCTAGATTATACCTATGGAATGGTTCAGCATACAGTTTTGTATCTGATCTTTCTGGTACAATTGGTTTCACAGGATCTAAAGGAGACATTGGTTTCACAGGTTCTAAAGGTGATATTGGTTTTACTGGTTCTAAAGGTGATCAAGGTATTATTGGTTATACAGGATCTAAAGGCGATCAAGGTATAATTGGTTTTACTGGTTCACAAGGTGTAATTGGTTTTACTGGTTCTAAAGGTGATATTGGTTTTACAGGTTCTAAAGGTTTCACAGGTTCACAAGGTGAAATTGGTTTTACAGGATCAAAAGGCTTTACAGGATCAAAAGGTGATATTGGTTTTACAGGATCTAAAGGAGACATTGGTTTCACAGGTTCTAAAGGTGATATTGGTTTTACAGGTTCTAAAGGTTTCACAGGTTCTGAAGGTAATTTAGATATTACGACTTCAGCTACACCACCATCAAGTGGCGTTGGCGAAGGCGATATCTGGGTTGACTCAGCAACAGGTGTACAGTACTTCTACTACAACGATGGTAATTCAGTTCAATGGGTTGAATTAAGTAACCAAGGTGTTGTTGGTTTTACTGGATCTAAAGGCGATACAGGTAATCAAGGTGTTATTGGATTCTCAGGATCAAAAGGTGACCAAGGTGTCATCGGGTTCTCAGGTTCACAAGGCGCTCAAGTATCAACAGTTGACTCAAGTAACTTTAGTTCAGCTGTAACATTACTGATTAAAAACAGTGGTGGTACTACATTAAAAACAATCATAGGTAATGCTTCATAGGCATAACTGAAGAATAATAGGAGAAATATAACATGGCAACAAGAAACCCCCTAATATACTCTGGGAATAACTTGGTTGAGATGACTTCAGGTCAGATGGACTCTTTAATTGACAATATTGTTTATCAATATTCTCAAAGTCCATCTGTAGCTTTATCTGTTGTAGGTAGTGGCGGTTCTCTAGGCACTTTAAGTGATACTAGATTACAAGCGGGAAGTGTTTCAACATCTTCCACTTCAACCCCCTCACAAGGGACGACACAAGACCCACAAACGGTAACAGTTAACTATGATAAAATAACTCAAACAGTTCAATCGGTAACGAAAACAACTGATACAGGCACAACATGGCCGATCTACTACACAAGTGGTGGTGAAATTCATGCTATGCCGATTGCAGACATTAAGGACACGTTCCTTCATCCTGCAATTGATTTATTGACAGCAAGTACAACGACCTCACAACAAGGTGGAACATATCATATATCTACATCTTCAAGTGTGTCGGGATCTACTGAAGTTTCTGGTAGTAATACGCCGATCTTTATTGATACAAGAGCCAATACTGGTTCTTATTCAGCAGGATCAATCGGTAGTCACGCTCAGGACAACCCAACTACGATTACAAGTTACTATTTACATCGTGTAAATGGTGCTACATCATCATACGAACAACCTTTGAATATAGTTAGTGGAAATGATCTACAGCAAGTAACTACTTCATCTTTTAACACATTGTTACAAGGATGGATTAGAGAAACTGCAGCCAATTCCTCAGACGGTTATTCAATACGTTACAACTTTAACGGTTCGGGAACTACAAGAGGTTCAGGAATGGCTAACACTATTTTGAACGGAACAAGTTACCAAACAAGGTTTGTTGGTATAGATGATTACAGAGCGCAAGAGTTTCCAGCAGGTTCTGCTACAACTCAAGCAACTCACACTTTAAAGATTCTAAAAGCATAATCTTTAATTTAAGTAGTTTAATCAAAAA